AGATTGCATCTCTACCTCTGATAGCTCCCATGATCCGTGATCCGTCGGCCAGTCTTTGTGTACCAGCTGTATTGGTCGCTGTGGGTGTGTAAGTATTAATATCTTCTTGAGACGAGAATCTAATGAACATATCGTCTTGTGTAGACTTTGTGCCAATAGTTGTTTCTGTTCCATAGAATACTAAGTGTCTATCCGGTGTAGATACGAGCATGTGTCTTGAAGCTGTTGGTGCACCAGATATAATAGTTGCTCTTGAATCTGTTGCATTTGTTGCTGAAGAGTCCCACTCAAATACTTCACCATCTACAATCAAACAAATAGCTTTGTCACCAAAATTATCAATGGACCACATACCAGGGTCTATAATTAAGTCTCCAGATGCTGCTTCACCCCATGCTACGAAATCAGATGTGTTTGTAACTGTGGCACCTGCAGTGTGTGATGCTGCTGTTGTGTTTCTTACACCTCTTGTTACACCTGTTAATGTATTTGTAGATATACCTGTGTACGATATTTCTTCTGTTCCAATCTTAATAAAATTTGTTCCAGAGCTTGGCAGCTGTGATGCATCGTTTACAGTTATGCTTGTTGTAGAACTATTTATATCTGCAGACAAAACAGTTGTGTAGGCTCCTACAGCCTGACCACCCCAAGATCCTAAAGACCAACCAAAACCTTGTGCCTGTACGTCTGGTCCCACTCTGTAATAATGTCTGACTCTAATACCACCAGATGTTGTTGCACCAGATCCTGACTCTGCTGATGGCATCGTTATTGTAATTGTATTTGATGCTGGCACTGTTGTTGCCATAAATCTTATATCATCAAAGTCTGACGCACCAAAATTTGAACCTGTGATAGATGAAAAATTATCTAGTAATACGATATCTCCTGCTTGTATGCCATGGTCACCAGAAAAATTTATTGTGACCGTTGTTGATCCGTTGGTCGTGCTAAACGCGTTTGATAATGTGTCTGTAGATTTAATAGGGTGTATGTCGTAGAACACACCTCCTGAATAAGCGTACAAAATTCTGTTCGATCCTATAATAGAATACTTTCTACCCAGACTATTTGTAAATTGATGTAAAGCTCTAGCTGCACCTGTAATATTATCGGCTCCTAGTTGTTTCCAACCACCTATCTTTTCAGGTGTAGAATACCTAAAACGGACATTATCACAGTCTATCCACTGACCTTCCGCAGCCGTTGCAGTAACTTGTTTGTTTATACCAGGTTGAAACCCTATCTTTTGTAGCATAGATCTCCAGATTATATTAGATTGCGTTGTATATCAACGAGTTTTGGGTATACCCAACATTGGTCTTTTATCATACAAATTAGACTTTGCAAACTGTCCATCTGCATGATTATAGTGTAAAAATACTTGACCACATAATTTACCTTGAAAAGGCTCTCTCCAGTGCTCTAACTCACATCCAGAGTAAATAAGCATATCTCCTGGTTTTAAGTCTACTTTTATACCCTTGGGTGCTCCGGGCTTATGTATGCCTTTATACTCGTCTATGACGTTGTTAGACCCCGTAGGATCGATAAATATAGGCCAGTTATCTCCACCTAAGTTTAGTGTGGTAGATATTTCACAGCTAGGTCTATCTTTGTGCCTTCGTAAGATATTACCTTTTCTATAGAGTCTTGTGTAAGAATAAGTTGGTACTAGTTTAAGCCCTGTCTTCTTCTGCATCACATCTATTGTTTTAACTAAAAGTGTTTCCATCAACCTATCACTATATTTAGCGTAAGAGTTTGGAACTTGTGGGTCATTAAAATTACCAATAAGACTATTACCAGGATGAGTTACAGCATTCTGTAACATCCAGTTATCTGCCTCTGCTGATATTTGTAAATAGGTATAAGCTAGAGCTGCTATCTCTTTTGATATAGCACCACGAATAACTTGATATTTATTTTTTTTGAAACTCATAATCTTTATATACTAAATCATAACGAGGAGGCATTATTGTATCAATATTACCGTCTGATCCTCTTCTAATTTTAACATTTTTATGTGTAAATAATTCTTTAATTTCATCATCTGTTTTTAATTCACGTCCTTCTAATTTAAAAGTAGGGTCGTAAATATTAACGATAATAGGTATTGTTTTAATTCCTAAAATTTTAGCAGCAGCCATTCGATTATTACCCACAATTATTTTTATAAATCTACCGTAGTCATTACCTACTTCAGCATATAAAGGATCTATAATTCCTTGTTCTTTAATTGACTCAACTAATCTACTTTTAAATACTTTTTCTACGTTATGAAACTCTGGACGTTCAATATAATGTATTTGTTCAAATGGTAATTTAGCATAAATTAAAGTTGTCATACTTGTATAAAATTATAAGATACAGATATTCTCCAATTCTTTTCACCTTTTTCTGTATTCATGTTTATATCTACACCATGTGGTAGCCAACTTGGAAAAAATATCATTCTACCTTCTTTTGGTTCATAGGCACATACTCTCCACAGCATCTCTGGTAAATTATCTACTCTTCTAGGCATATGTTGATTTGGTCCTGGTCTAGGATCTTCTAAGAATAGTTTGCCTGAGTTCTTTGGTACTTTAATGTAGTACACACCTGACCACATAGAGTTAGGGTGTGTATGTGTTTTATTATAACTGTATGTTGGATTAATATTAGCCCACATATTACCAAGTCCTAGTTTACCAGTAATACCATAATCTTTGTTGCACTCTTCAGCCATTTTAAATAATTCTTGAATTAAAGGTTGATACTCTTTTCGTCTATCCATGTCAGTTTTACTATGCCAACCAAAACCAGAGTTTGTTTTTCTTTCTCCTTCAGGATCTGCCTTACGCCATTTTTTTATTTCTTTAAATAAATATTTATTAAGTTCTTTAGCGTTAGGTAAGTCTTTAAAATATACGGCAGTTGGAAATAATATCTTTCTTTGAAGTTGACTCATTTAAATGGTGGCCCTCCAAACCACATCACCAAAGATTTTCTCACACCTTTTTTAACAGGCGCAACTTTGTGTCTTAAAAATGATGCAAAGAATATGGCTTGTCCCTGTTTTAACTGTAATGGTTTTTCTTCACCAGCATCTGCAAACAAAAGATCTCCGCCTGTAAACTCTGATGGATCTGATAATAAACAAGTCATAGACACTTTACGTATTGGGTTTTCACCCTCTCCACCAAAAGTATTTAAGTCCATATGCCAATCGTAAAAACCTTTTTTAGGATACACAGTAAATTGCGCAGGTTCTGTTATTACAACACCCTCGAAACCAAAATGATTTAAGTTTACAATAGATAATTGATTTTCAATAACTCTGTACATCTGAGGTAATTTTTTAAAAGGTATCCAAGAAATTGTTGTCACTCGTTTCTTGGTATCGTGCTTACCAGATTCACCTCCACCTACTTTGGCTTGCTCGGGCGCGCACTGATGACCCGCATCAATAATCATCTTACATTGTTCAGGTGTAAACATGGGTTGTGTGGTTTGAGCAATATAAGATTGCCATCTTGGCATTCTTGGTATCATTCGTTTTGCCCCGATCCAGTTCTTGAAAACACTGGGTCATATTCAACATCAACGTTACAAACTAATGTTCTTCTTGTTTCTTTGGTTCCGTTAAATGGATATACGCAGTGTCTCATGTCATAAGGAAAAACATAAAAGTCTCCTATTTTCATGTTTGGAGAATAATCTGTTTTAGAAAACTGACCAGCTGCTGCACCTATAATTTGTAGTCTACCATTCATAGGTTTTGATTCTGCTGAATATTCTACGCCTGTGTTTTTCGGCAGTTTTAAAATCATAACTGATGATAGACCTGTGAATAATTTACCTTGATGAATATGCACAGGGTTATACTCATGTGCCTTCATTTCATTTACCCAAATAGAATTTATAGATTTATTTGTTTTACCTATTTTATTCCAATCTGTGTAGTGATCAAAGATGCTATGAAACCATTTAAGTATATCGCTTGGCACAAAACAATGTTGATGCATTTTATCGTTATTAGGCCCTGAGTAAAATAAAGATACTTCGTCTTGTATTTTACCTACCAACTGTTTGTTGGCTTTCGGTAATTGTTTTTTTTGTCTTTCATAAATTTCATTAAGACCTACAAATACTTCTAAGGGAACCTGGTATTTTAAAACCGTCTGACCTAAATAAACAAAGTCGAACTTCATTTTAATTTTTTAGTTTTCTTAGCATCTAAAGATAAAGTGTTTTCTCTCAAACCTTTTTCTAAAGCTTCTAGTTGTCCTAATACATTAAACACTTCAGGTT